ACAGATACAGCGGAAGGTGTGTATCTGTCTTTTGGACGTGAGCATTTTTTTATATTAAGACTTTTTCAGTAACCTCGTTCGGAGCAACGGTGTCACATGAAATCAGCAAGGGACATTACGACATTACAGTCAAACCCGAAGGCGAGGGGACGTTTGAAGTCTATAATTCTCTCGTCGGCGCAAGAAACTCTCTGCGGCATCTGCGCCATTACTCTCGCGGGGTGGCCATGGGAATGAATCGCCTGATGGGCGATGTGGACCCAGTGGTGATGAATGGTATGATGGGCTCCCAGGGAGCCGTCACTAACTACGGTGCGACAAATAACACATATAACACGTATCACGTCAACGTCGGCGACGTCAACGTAGCCCAGACAAATGCCAGCCCTGCAGAAATCGGGAGGGCCGTGGCCGACCAGTCTATTGACGCCCTGCAACGGCGCGGTCAGTACATCTATAAGAACCGCGTATTGACAGGCGGTCAAAATCTGGTGTAGGAGGTGAGACCTTATGGGGGTCGTAGGAAAAGGGCTCTCGGTTGACGGAGCTTTGTATTTTCGAGATATTATCCGCGGCGATGAGCCGTTTGAAATCACAGAATTTGGGCGGCAGATAGCCAAGCTGACCGGTCATTATAAGATTTTGGACTTCACGACGGGTATGGGCGGCCTGCAGGAATTCCTGTTCCGGACGCCTAAATGGCCGATTGGTGGCGTCTACTTTGACGGTATCATGCAGACCGAACACGTGCGCCGGGTCAAACCGACGCAGTACCCGGTACAGACGGGAGTCCAGATGACCGACCACGCTATCATCGAACCGGCAGAGCTGACTATTGACGTGATGATGTCTGACGCCGAGACACATACCTATACGTCGATGAACCCGCTGCTGAATGCGATTTACCAAGCGGCACAATCCGTTATGATGTATAAGAATTTGTCTAACCTCTGCACAATGCCCCCGGCAATTTTGGGCGATGGCCGAGCAGCTATGACTTGGCGAACACTGGAGGCGATGCTCATATCGCGCGTCCCCATTCACGTTGATACCCGTCTTGAGCAGTACGACAATATGATCATCACGGAGATAAACGCCCCGGACGATGTAAAGACGCTCAATGCCTTCCGTTGTACGGTCCGTATGCAAGAAATTTTCTATGCAGAGGCTGCGGAAACCCAAACGAGCGCACGGGCGGCGGCTACGAATTCTAAGACGAGTGGTGGCCAGACCCCGGTACAGACCGGCGATGGCGTGAATAAGACTGCGGCCAAGGCCGGAGCTGAGAAGATAGGAGTGGTGTAATTCATGTATTCAGCAATTCCGTTAGTAGCTGTGCCGAACTACTCCTTCTCCTCGACAATCCCTGTGGACGGAGCCAACATCACGTTACTGTTTCGCATTACGTACAACGAGCTGGCTAAATATTGGCTCATAGACATCAGCGACGACGAAGGAAATATGCTAATCAGCGCCTTACCTTTGGTCCCCGCACAGAATATCCTGGAGCAATTCGCCTATATGGGGATTGGGAGTGCTTATGTGCTGCCCAGGACGCAAGTCAAAGAACAATGGCCGTCGGCAGAAACGCTTACAGCTGACTGGTATCTGGTTTGGAGTGATACAAATGGCTGACAATCAACAGGTCACAGTGACCACAACATCTTCGACGGGGGATAGCACCACGACGAAGACCGATGCCAATACCCGCCGCGGACGTCTATATGGGCGTAAGTGGAAAATCACGATTTTCAAACCGGCGTACAAAAAGGACGGCCAAGGAAATAAGGTCAGAGATGCCGAACATGACACAGCTGTCGATGTGTCTCCCTTCCGCTGCGTTTTTCGGACGGAGCAGAAGCTGGAGTCGGCGCATACCACACTATGTACACTGGCTGTATATAACCTCAACGCCATTACTGAAGGCGATATTTTAACTGAGGGATTTCAAATCAGCATCGAAGGCGGATATTCCGAAGGGCAATATGGCGAAATCTTTACCGGAGATATCGTTCAAGCGTACCGGAACCGGGAGAACGGCGTTGACTATAAGCTGGAAATCGTCGCCTTACGAAGCAGCTCTGTCTTCGACGTCAACCATATCCGGGCTACGATTGCCGCCGGCAGCAGCCCACGCGATGTAATCTGGACCATCGCCAATAACTCGGAAAAGACAGTGGGCGTCGGGGAAATCAGCAAGGACCTCGAAAGCGGGTCCCTTCCGCGAGGAAAAGTACTTTTTGGCACACCAACAAAATACCTACGCAATCTGTGCGTCGGTAATGGCGCCAACTTCTGGACAGATGATGCCGGGAAACTAACCGTAAAGAAAGTAGACGACGAAATCCCGGCCGACCGCTGCCTGGTACTGACCCCGCTCACAGGGCTGGTCGGGACCCCTGTATATAGCGATAATGGCATCCACATAAAAACGCTGTTAGATCCACGCCTGAAAATCGGCGTGCTCGTAAAAATCGACAATGAAATTATTCAGCGCCAGGCCATCAAACTGGACGCCGGTATGAGCGGCAAAAACAACCAACTGCCTCAGCAATATCAATTTGATAAAGATGGCGAATACCAGGTGGCTTCGGTCGCACACCAGGGAGATACCTGGGGGAACACGTGGACTACGGATATCGTCGGCCTTGGTCGTAATGGCCGCCAGGGCCTGTTGACGGCGACGAAGACAAAAGGCCAGTCCATCCGATAGGAAGGGGGAATCGCGATGATCCATTCGAACGAACGGACCATGGATGAAATAGAAATAGCCAGGCGCACGCTCGATGCGGCCAGCATTGACTTACGGGTGGCGGCCCCGGGAATTATACAATCCGTGGACTATGGCCGCCAAACTTGCACTGTTCAGCTGGCTATCCGCGAACGGCTGAACCACGAAGGGGACTTGGAATGGGTGGATATTCCTACACTGCCAGACGTCCCTTTCTTCGTGTATTCCGGTGGCGGGTACTGCCTGACCCTACCCGTGGCCCCGGGGGATGAATGCCTGGTCGTTTTCGGGGACTCTTGCATGGATGCCTGGTGGCAGAACGGCGGCCTACAGAATCAGGCGGACCACAGACGACATGATTTGTCCGATGGCTTCGCCATCGTCGGCTTTAGAAGTCAACCGAATGTCGTCGGAGGGTTTTCCTCTGGCTCGGCCATGCTGCGCAATGCATCCGGGAGTGCCTACATCGAAATTGCTGGAGATGCCATCCACATTCAGAGTGGTGGCACCACCATCGATGGAGTGCCTTTTATGGGACATACCCATAGCGGCGTAGAATCAGGCGGTAGCAGCACAGGAGGCGTTAACGGATGATATACCGAAAATTAGACGCGAATGGTGACTATACCTTTGGGGCCAATGGGGCCTGCTACTTATCTAGTGTGGATGCCGTTGCGCAGGCTATATCGACACGGCTCAAATTGCTCAAATATGAGTGGTGGGAAGATTTGGAGGATGGCTTACCGCTGTGGCAACAAATCATCGCCCAGCGCGACAAAGCGGCGGCAGAGCGGGAAATCCAAGACCGCATATCCCAGACACCCCATGTTACGGGTATCCTCGTCTGGAATACGGATTGGAATAATGAAACCCGGTCTTTATCTATTTATGCCGCCGTGAATACCGAGTATGGAACACTAGAAGTAAACGAGGTGATGAACTAAATGGCATATACTGCACCTTATATAGACGACGCCGGACTGCATATCCCTACATATGCCGATATTCGGGACGACTTGGTCGAGCAATTTAAAAGCATTTACGGACAGGACATCTACCTGGAAAATGACAGCCAGGATTATCAGATGATATCGGTATTCGCGCTAAAAACGTATGATACGATGCAACTCCTGCAGATTGTATACAACAACCACAGCCCGAAGACTGCAGTCGGAACGGGGCTGGATTCTCTTGTGAAACTGAACGGGATTCGGCGAAAAGAAGCCAGCCACAGCACTTGCGAAGTCACTTTGACGGGAACGGCCGGCACATCCATTGCTGCAGGCGTCGTAGAAGACGAATCCGGTAATCAATGGACATTACCGGAAAACATCGTGCTTCCTGATAGCACGATGCGGGTAACGGCTACCTGCATGCCTTTAGGGGCCATCGAAGCCGCTGTCGGGACCATCAATAAAATAGTCAATCCGCAAAAAGGATGGACGGCCGTTACAAACAACGACGCGGCCATCCCTGGGCGGCCTGTGGAAACAGATGAACAACTGCGCTATCGGCAGATGCTGAGTGTGGCTATCCCGAGCCAAAATCTGCTGGATGGGACTATTGCCGGAATTGCGTCCGTTCAGGGGGTCACCAAATATCACGTATACGACAATGACGGTAACCAAACTGACGCGAACGGCATTCCGGGTCACACCATTGCGGCCGTGGTTGAAGGCGGTTCAGATAAAGATATTGCTGAGCAGATTTACCTGCGAAAGGGGCCGGGCGGCGGAACTTACGGGACCACCACCTATGATTTCGTAAACTTGGATGGAGGCAAGACCCCCATTCATTTCTTCCGACCAAAATACGAGCGGATTGACGTAAACGTACAAATAGCGAAGGGACAAGGCTATACAAACCTTATCGCCGAGGCAATCAAAGCGGCAGTGGAACAATATTTGGAATCTCTCGGTATAGGAAATTCGGTGACCGTAACGGGGGTGCTAGCCGCAATATCAAGCGTAATTACTAACGCAGCACGGCCTGCCTATTTTTTAAAAGGACTAAAAATCGGGTTCCATGGAAAAGATCTAGGGACATCAGACGTCGAGGTTTCTTTCGATGCTATAGCGCAAGCAGGAGACATTCTAGTGGAGGTGGTCTAAATGGCGGGACTCGTAGATCACTACTTGACCATGATTACCAGTGAACATCGAGATAAGTCGAAATACATCCTTGTGCTCACCGCCTTGCTACGCCCATCTGACGATATTTTTTCCTTGGGAGTATCCATTGATGATGAATTCGACCTCGACCTAGCTATGGGGAGTCAAGAAGACATGCTGGGAGAATTCGCTAATATAAAGCGACTGCTTCCATACCAGCCCGTCAGCCAACCGTCACCCGTCATGGACAATGAAACGTATAGGGCGATGCTTAAAGCACGTATTGCTAGAAATTTATGGAAAGGCAATGTCGAGAACATGGAAGATGTGTGGCAGGCGTTATTTGGAACTCGAATCGCAATTCAAGACAACCAGGATATGACCATTACCGTTACCCTGGACTACTACCCTAGATCACTTCAGGAAAACATCATCCATGGGTTGATTATCCCCAAACCGCAATCCGTGCGGGTCAACTGCCTGGCTAACTTCTCTGCCGACATAGATAACCACATTGCCATGCTGAAATCCACGGTAAAAACCATTGATGTTTATCCAGCAACCGTTGAAAAAATCGCCCCAGAATCGACATTCTACGTTGCTATGGCGATGACAACGACAGAAAGACTTACTTTGCAGATAGGAGGTATTTGATGGCAACCTACAACCAATTTGTAGTGACAGATGCCGGCCGCGCCTTGCTTGCAAAAGCGGTGGCGAACAAAGGCACGTTCACAGTATCGTCTATCAAGACGAGCTCGCACACGTACACGCAGAACGTGATTGCAGCGCTCACATCACTCGACGATATAAGACAGAGCTTCCCACTTGCGTCAGCCACTACAGTAGACAGTACAACTATCAAACTCGAATTCAATGTTACCAATGTCGGCCTGTCCGCGTCGTATACGCTGGCCACGCTGGGCGTCTACGCGACGTACAATAACTCCGAGACGCTTTTTGCCGTCAGCACGGCGAATAACCCTGACGTGATGAATGCCGAGCAGGCGGGCGCGCTGGTACGCAATATCTTGACCACGGTCTACATCGAGACATCAAATGCATCGAGCATCAGCATTGCCGTCGCAATGGACACGTACGTTACAAAAGCGATGCTCGACGTCGCCGAGACGAAAGCCCTGGACCGTGCGCACCCGATTGGCAGCGTTTATTTGAATATCGGTGGCGCAGATCCGGCAACGGCTTTCGGGGGAACTTGGAAGAAGATTGAAGGGTCATACCTGCTTGCGTCTGGGAGCTATGACGGCGTGACGCTAAAACCGGGAGCTCGAGTCGGCGAAACTCGACATGAAATTTCGCTGAAAGAGATGCCAAATCATGGCCATGAAGGGAATACTGACCAT